CATTGGTTCCAGTCGATACCGGGATCTCCTCAAATGCCGCGCGCGTATGCTCATAAGCCGCCAGAATGACGCTTTCCAAGTCTTGCTTGCCAAGGGTTGCACCTAGTGCCTCCTGCGCTTTCTCGGTCAAATTTGTGCGCTTGGCCGAGTATTGCAAAGAGTTACGCCAGTAGTAAGCGCAGACATCTTGAGTCGTCGGCACGCCTCCAATGACAAAAGCATTCTCTGCCAGTCGCAGATCCACCCATGCGCGAGCCGTCAGTGGCTTCATTTCGACGCCGCAGATGCTTTGGCATACGCTAGCACTCGACCACGCCAAAAGCCGCTCCTGCGTGATTCTCGCGGATTCCTCGTTATATTTTTCTATCAGGTGGTCGATCATCTTATTTAGCGAAAAAGCGCCGCCCGCACTTGGGCAGACGACGCTTTCAACTTATCACGATATGAACAAACAAATTAGGTTTCTGACTTCTTCGCTTTCGGCGTTTCAGCATCGCCGCGCTCGATAAGCCATTCGGCGACGCCTTCCGATACGTCAACGGTGGCGCCCTTTTTTTCGAGCGCGCCCCGGATCGACTTAGGCTTTAAGAGTGTGACTTTCATCAGTCAACTAAGCTTGGTAAGTAACGAGAACGGCGGACATTTCAAATGTGTCGAAAGCGTCCTTGTCGCGTGCAACAGTCACGTCCTTAACAACGAGCGTCGAGGCGGTGCCGCTGCGGTCGTAATCGTGCGTAAATGTCGTGCCTTCAGGTGGCAAGACGGTTGTATCAGTAGCGCGTTGCAGCGTGTAGCTGACTTCGATCTGATCGCTTCCAGCGCGAAGTTGAAAGTCGGCACGGTCGCCATTGGCATCGGTGCGGCTGATTACGCGGTTTTCTTTAGAAGCGCCCGAGCAGGCGTCAACGATGTAGGCAACGGCATTAATGGTAACTAACTCAAATCCTTGAGGCAGGTTAGCGGTGGATGAATATGGTATAGACATTGTAGTTTATGGTTGGCGGTTGGTCTGTGTATTCAGATTTATAATACAGGAAATGCAGATGGCAAGACGGAAATTTGCCCATCGAATGAAAGTGTTGTTTCGTCAAACTCAGACTCTTGCGAGTGAGTCGTGCCGGCAGGTCTTAGAAACTCGAATGCGTAATAGTTCAAATAGCCCTCAAGTGCGGATCCCTTGGCCTGCGATATACTGAGCCAAGTCCGCATCGCGGCAGTCAATGCTTGGTGCCTTGATCGCAGCGGTGGTGTCACGTTGCCCGAATCGTCAAAGCGCGCTGTGCGGATTGTTATTTCCAGCGAGCAAGCGTATTGGTCATATTCCGGAGTAGCTGCGCCGCCAGGTGCCGGGTTGTAGTGTCCAGTCACGGATCCAAGTTCGAGCTTTGCGCCGATGTAATCGTCTGGCAGGATGTCGAATTCAATCGTCTGGTATAAGTCGATCTGGTTGTCGGCCAGCCATGACTTGAACGCGGCCTCGACGTTGCCTTCAAAATTGTATAGCTCGATTAGATTTGCAGCTGGCATGTTGTATCCAATAAATGGATACCGTTCATTTGTCAACGCACTTTAAGCCCTGACTTTTTTGCGTTGTCCTTCATTATAAATAAGAGGCGCTTTTCCATCGCTTTCAATCGAGCGCGCTTGATGATCGACATTGTCTTCTGCTGCACGTGCTGTAATCCAAATGCGCTGGCGCTGAAAATAGCACTCCAGCTGCCGCCTAATTTCGCCATTCTTGCATTGCCTGACGCATTACCGAGATTGCGCCGCACCCAGGCAGGAATCTTGGCTGCCGGGTTCAAACGAATCATGCCCTTGGCGACAGATGCCTTGGCTATGCCGACGCGCAGCTTTTCAGCCCGCAGATACTTGTTGAAATTCGCCGGAGTCACCCACATCTGCTCCGATCCTTTAAGCGCGCGCGTGCGCCCAGTCCGGCGTTGCTGTGATCGATGGAAGCGCCGCATTTTCTCCAGCGTATCAGCGACGCCCGCTCCAATGATTTCGCGCCCTCGGTAGATTTGCCCGGTCGGATACGTATCTTTTGCCCATTTGTAAACTTGCGCTTTGTCTGGCATGAAAAAGATTTTCCGCAAATCGTATTCAATCGCCAGCTCGCCCTGCTTTTTATCCTTTGCAGATCCGATAGATGTGCCGCGCCCAGTCGGGAATGATTGATACGGTGGCACGTATTTGGCAATATCGCGCAGCAGCAACGCGCCTTGCTCGCGAACAAACTCCTTCTCATCCACGCCGACGCGCTTCGCTAAGTCGCGGATCTTCTTTTGGAAGATGGCGTCGTCCAGCGTGAATCCTTTTTTAGCCATTGCGCTTGGTCTTATTTTTGGCAATCAGCTCGACGTTGCCGGTGCTGATCTTCACTTCAGTAATAAAGAAAGTCTCGCCGGTGGCGGTGCGCACGAACGTCTGAGCTTTATTTGGAATGATGTTGAGACCGTCCAGCGCAATGACCAGCGTGACTGTTGGCTGATCGTCCGTGCCAAACTCGTTCATTTCCCATGAATTCGTTTGCTCGTCAAATACTGCCTGCACGGTCTGGCCGTTGATTGAAATAGGCTCGCCCATGATGCCTGTAGCCTCCTGGACGGCGTTTGTAATAAAATCAGTAAACTGTGTCATGCTGTATTCAATAAGCCGATACAGCGCAAATGGCAAGGCGCAAAAAAGCCGCCACCCTTTCGAGTGACGGCTTTCTTTTCACTTATGATCCCCCGATCAGACAGATTTGGGTTTGCGGCCGCGCTTCTTTGGCGCTTCTTCGATGGCCTCGGCAGACTCAACTGTCAAGTGTTCCGCTTTGTAGGTTTTGCGCTTCTCGAGCTGCCCCTTGCGGATGTAAACTACGTCGCCCGGCTCCTCGCAGTCCAGATATGCTTGTAGGCATGCTGTTGCGTCGCTGCCATAGGCAAGGCAGGTTTCTTTACCGTCGATGTCGCGGTGGATTGTTACAGATGGTATATACATAGTTTTTAGAAAGTTAAGAGAGCCGCCGCATGGACGACGACTCTCAATTTAGGGGCAGGTTAAGCAGATGGAACGCGAACGCCGAAGTCTTGACCCTTGGCAACGCCATAGAGAAGACCGACAGAGTATTTCAACTCGCCAGCGTTTTTGTCATACCAGCGGCGCCATTGGATAGGCAGACCGAGACCTGGGATTTCGATGTCAACGAGTTCGCCGCCGTTTTCGACGAAGCCCTCGGAGTCAACGCGGCGACCTGCGAACAGAAGCGCGCTGCGATGGAATGCGAATGCTGCGAGATCCTCGCCATTTGCGTCGCATTGGTCGGATTCGTAAACGTCAAACTTGTTGACGCGAGGAACCATACCTTCAGCCTTCATGTCGCTCTGGCCTGGGAACTCAGCAGAGTTCAGGCTCTTAAGGAGAGAACCGTAGTAGGTAGGGTTCATGAATACCGAGCGACCAGTGCGAGGCGCTTTCTTCGTTTCGGTCAGAGTCTGGCCGAGGTCGATGAGATCATCGCGGTCGAAGTTAGCAGCTGTGATGGCGCTGGTTGCAGTTGAGAAGTTGGCAGCTGTAATCAAGTTCCAGATGTCACCAAAGATCTTGTCGCCAAGAGCATTCAAAGAAGGCTCAACGAAAAGGTCATTCAGGCGAACCGAAGACTTGGAACGCTCAACGTCCTTGAATCCATAAACGAATCCGTAGAAAGTATCGAGCGTGATGGTTGCAGCAGTCATCGCAGTATTTTGCGAAGTGTAACCACTTGAGAGATCGACAGCAGTCGGTTTGGTAGGGTAGCGTGTAGTAACGCTAGCGCCCTCGGAGCCTACATCAGACGAGAAGTCTGTTACAAGCGCAGAAAGCGGTTGGAGCATGGATGTGAGCGCAGGAAGAGATTCCTCCGCGATTTGTGCCAGATTTACTCCGGCGATGGTGTTGGTAGCCATTGTTTTTTTATGGGTTGGAGGTTAAAGGTTCTCGAGCAGATGCTTGTTGGATTGGTGCCACGCGTGCTTTTCAGATGGATGCTGGTCATTGTAAGCTTTCCAGTATTCGCTCTGATTTGCGTATTGCTTGACGCTTTCGTCGCCGGCTGCTTCTTCGATAGCTTCTTGCGTTTGCAGTGCCATCAGTTCGGCGGCCTTGGCTGCGACAGCTTGAGCAGTTGCAGTTTCAGCGTTTTCAATTTCGGCTTTATGTTCTGTATTCATTTCTTCAATACGAGCATTAAGCAGATCGCGCTCAGTTTGCAAGGCAGAAATGCTTTCAGCATTTTTTGCAAGCTGATCGTTTGCACTGGCAAGCTCCGAGTTCATGATTTCAATCTCACCAGCGAGCTTTGCAGTTGCGCTAGCAATCATCTTTTCAACGGGAAGCGTGACGCTGGCCTTGGCCGCAATTGCTGCCATGTCTGCGACAGATGCAGCCATTGCAAGCTTGCCGTCGATGCGGTCGATGAAGTCAGCGGCAAGTGCTTCCTCGGCAGTGAACCATGTAGTCGCGTCCATAAGAGCAGTCAACTCCTCAGCATCGTATCCGCTGCGAGAATACGCATTGATGATCGACGATTTCATCTTGTCCATAAGATCGGCATCTTTGCGCAGCTGCTCGCTGTCGCCGATGGATACTGTCCAAGGATTATGAATCATGAGCAGCGCGTTTTCAGCCATGACGATTTCATCGCCAGCCATAGCGATTACGGATGCCATGCTTGCAGCCATTCCGTCGATGTGAACGGTGACGTTTGCCGGATGGCGCTTGATGGCGTTGTAAATTACATTGCCCTCGATGATGGATCCGCCCGGTGAGCTGATCCGCAGATCGATGTTAGAGACTTCGCCGATCGTTTCGAGCGACGCGATGAAGTCGTTTGCGGTGACGCCATATCCTCCGATCTCATCATAAATCGAGATTTCGGCGCTGCCAGTCGCATTGCCTTCGGAGTCTTTG